GAACAGAAGACTGACGTCCATCCGCAAACGCTTCGTGCGTTTGTTAAAGAGCGGGTGGAAAGCGGAGATGATTTCCCAATGGAACTCTTCGGAGCCTATGTAGGTCAACGTGCTATCATTAAGCGAGGTAAATAGAAATGGCTAGTAAAACCGAAAATGCTGTGGCAGAGCAAAAAACTGCTAACAATGTAGTCCAGTTTGACCCTTCAATGTTTGAAGCAGATGCTGGTGTCGGCCTTGAAAATATGGGCCAAGATGATCTTGCACTACCGTTCTTAAAGATTTTGGGCGGCATGAGCAAGGAGCTCGACGATTTGGAAACTGCTCGTAAAGGTGACATTTACAACACCGTCACAGGGGCTGTTTACAAGGGCAAGGATGGCATCAAAGTCATTCCAGTAGCCTACCAGCGTCGGTTCATTCAATGGGCCCCTCTGGGCGAAGGAACAGGCGCTCCTGTGGCTATCTATGCTCCGGGTGAGGCACGTCCTGAAACCAAGCGCGATGAAAATGATCATCGTGAGTATGTGACCGACGGTTCTGGTCAGTACATCGAAGAGACCCATCAGCACTTTGTCATCGTATTGCACGAGGACGGTTCTGCGGAAACTGCGCTAATCGCAATGAAGGTTACGCAACTTAAAAAGTCCAGAAAGTGGAACAGCATGATTTCGTCCCTAACCATGCAGGGCAAGAACGGTCCGTTCACGCCTCCACGTTTCAGCCACGTCTACTTGCTCAAAACAGTAGGCGAGGAAAACAGCAAGGGTAGTTGGCACGGTTGGGAAATGAGTCGTGTGGGTCCGGTAGAAGACCTCGCCCTTTACAACAGAGCCAAAGATTTTGCCAAGAGCATCACAGATGGCGAAGTTGTTGTTAAGCATCAGGACGACTCTGCGGGCGGGGGCAATGTCTCCGACGACGTGCCGTTCTAAGTAACTGGGGTGGCGTTATAGCGTTATAACGTCACCCTTTTCTTTTGGGGGCGTCATGTCTGTAGAAAAGTTTTCAGCCGTATTTAATGGCCTACAGTTGGCCTACGGCACATATAAAGTCGAAAAGAAGCAGGCCAACGGGAAAAACACTGGCCGTGCCGCCATCATGCGCGAACCGCGCACCACGGCACTCTGGGAAGGTCACCTGTCCGGCAAAGGCCGCGCTATTGGCATCATACCAATCAACGAAGACAACAACTGTGTCTGGGGTTGTATTGATGTTGACCAGTATCCGCTTGACCACAAGCTACTGGTAGAAAAAATCCGCAAGTTAAAGCTTCCGCTTGTTGTCTGCCGATCTAAGTCCGGCGGCGCACACTGCTTCCTGTTCACCACAGAGTGGGTGGAAGCCAAAGATATGCAGGCTACCCTGCAACAGATTTCTGCCGCATTGGGATATGGCGGCAGTGAGATATTTCCAAAGCAGGTTAAACTGCATCTTGACCGCGACGATGTCGGCAACTTCCTGAACCTACCTTATTACGACGCGGAAGACGGCCTACGCTACGCGATTAAAGACGACGGCACATCTGCCACGCTCGACGAGTTCTTTGAGTTATACGAGACGCACAAGCAGACGCCAGAGCAGTTACTGCAACTGCAAATAGGAGAGGAGGCAGAGTCTGCCACGCTTAAAGACGGGCCGCCTTGTTTACAGTTTTTAGTAAAGAACAAGATAGGCGAAGGTGCCCGCAACAACGGGCTGTTTAATTTAGGAGTGTATGTACGCAAGGCCTACCCAGATAGCTGGGAGACCGAAATCATGACATACAACCTGCAATACTTAGACCCGCCACTGGCTATCAACGAAGTCACGGTGATAACCAAGCAGCTTAACCGCAAAGACTACACATATAAGTGTAGTGACGCGCCGATTAACGCGCACTGTAACAAAGAGTTGTGCCAAACCCGTAAGCATGGCGTCGGGGCGGCTATTCAAGGCGCGGCTATTGCCAACCTGCGCAAATACAACTCTGTCCCACCCGTCTGGTTTGTGGATGTAAACGGGGAGCCGCTAGAGTTAGATACAGAGGCCCTGATGAGCCAGCCTGTATTCCAGAAGGCGTGTATGGAGCAGCTTAACTTTATGCCGCGCTCTGTCAGCAAGCAGATTTGGGAGGCGCGTATCGGCGCTTTGATGAATGAGATGCGTGACAATGAAAGCGCAATTATGGAGGTGGCAGAAGACGCCAGCATCAGCGGTCAATTCTACGATTACTTGGAAGAGTTCTGCGCTCATATGCAGAAAGCTAACGACAAAGAAGAGATCCTGCTCAAGCGGCCTTGGACGGACGAAGACGAGGGTCTGACATATTTCCGCCTTAAAGACTTTGAGGCTTTCTTAAAGCGCAACAAGTTCTTCGAGTACAAGTCGCACAAGATAGCCCAGCGTCTACGAGACAGAGGCGGCGACAGCACCGTTCTGCGGATTAAAGCCAGAACCGTTAGGGTGTGGCAAGTCCCAGCATTTGAGTCAGGAGATATTGAGTTTAACAGCCCCAACTTTGGGTCAGAGCAAACGGAGGCACCTTTCTAATGTTACTGGCGGACGGATTTAATGATGCCGTTATCGGCATGGGAGAAAGGGCGGGGCAACCCACCATAGTGGTGTATGACTTTGATAAATGCGTAGCCATTCTATGTGAGCGAGATGGGTTGGACTATGACGATGCTGTTGAGTTCATGTACTACAACGTCGTCGGAGCGTGGGTGGGCGAAGAAACACCTTTATTCGTAAAGCGTGTTAACAGCGTGGAGGAGTTATACGATGTTGACTAGGAATCAGGAAATTTACAAAGAACGGGTGGAAGAGAAGCGGACTTTGCAAGCCGTCGCAAATAAATACGGGGTTTCTCGTGAAAGAATACGACAGATTGTTGCCACAATTGAAGCTGAAGAAAACTTCTTAAAAACTTTCCCAGAAGTTCCTGTTTATGTCAAAGATATCCCGTGGACAGTACGAACTTACAACTGCCTACGAAACGAAAACCTTACCCCAATGTTTTTGACAGAGTTTGTTGAGTTCTGTGCGGAGTTTGATTTGCTCCGCGTACCTAACTTGGGGAAGAAATGTTTGCGGGAGATTAGAACAAAACTTGATAACCACGGGTACACGCTCCCTGATTTAGAAAAAGAAAAAAAGATAACCCTGAGACAGATCCGCGAAGAAAAGCGTAAAGCCAAAAAACAGCGGAACGACCTCATTGTTGAGTACTATTTAGATTTCCGAAAACTGGATTGGATATCGGAAAGATTAGGGGTTAGCAAACCGGCAATCAATCAAATCATACGAAGCCGATTAGGTAACTACCGTCGTAGGATTCCTTCTAATGGAAACTAAAATATTCCGTATATACGGCCCGCCCGGAACTGGTAAGACTACTGCCCTGCTTAACAAAGTAGATGAGGCATTAGAAGCAGGCGTAAACCCCGCCCACATCGGCTACTTCGCCTTTACCCGACAAGCCGCTAACGAGGCTGTCGAACGCGCCTGCGCTCGCTTCAAGCTAGATAAATCGCAACTGCCGTGGTTCCGTACCCTGCACAGTTTTGCCTTAAAGCTGTCTGGTATCCGCCAAGAACAAGTCATGCAGGCAGAGCATTACAAAGAACTAGGCCACGCCTTGGGCGGCATTGACTTGCGGGTTGACGCAAACCAGATCAGCGGCGACGAACTGTTTGACCTGAACAAAAATAGTAACCCGCTAATCAGTCTGATTAACCTCGCCCGTCTACGCAAAGTGGATTTGCGGCAACAATATGACGAAACTCAAATGGCGATGCCGTGGAGTTATGTCAAATATGTAGCCGACGCTCTACAGGAATATAAGAACAGGTTTAACCTTTACGACTTCACCGATATGTTGGAAGTGTTTGTGCGTGACGGCGCAGGGTTCTGCCCTCGACTAGCCATAACTTTTATCGACGAAGCGCAGGACTTGTCACCCCTACAATGGGACGTGGCTCATGTGCTAGAGCAACACTCCGACCGCATTTACTGCGCTGGGGACGATGACCAAGCCATCTACCGCTGGGCAGGTGCCGATGTTGAACACTTTATCGGCCTCAACGGCGGCTACGAAGTGTTAGAGCAGTCCTACCGCGTACCCGCTACCGTCCATCCGCTAGCTGAGCGCATTGTCCAACGCATCAGACGCCGCGTACCAAAGACCTACCTGCCGCGCAAAGACGCAGGCAAGGTGCAACGCATTATAGACACGGGACAGATAGATTTTTCTGAGGGTTCGTGGCTCGTGCTGGCTCAAGCCGGATACTTTCTTGACTCCACTGCGGAAGACTTAAAAAGCCGTGGATTCCTTTTTAGCCGGAAAGGCTATCGCTCAATCTCAGAAAGACTAAGTGAAGCCGTCAATGGCTGGGAACAAATGAGAAAAGGCAAGCGAATAACCGGAAAGGCCGCACGAACCGTGTACAGTTATATGTCAGTCGGTGACAGAGTCAAGCGCGGATTTAAGAAATTACCTGCTGTAGATGACGATGAAACAGTCAGCCTAGAAGAACTGCAACAAAACCACGGCCTGCTAGCCACTATCGACATGATATGGCACGAGGCAATGGATAAACTGCCCGACAGCGACCGTGCGTACATCACGGCTCTTCTGCGGCGCGGCGAAAAGTTTAACGCCATACCCCGCATTGAATTGTCCACGATCCACGGATCTAAAGGAGGCGAAGCAGACAATGTTGTGCTATATACAGACTTGTCTCCTGCCGC